AATAATCTCGTAACTACAAACTGCTTCTAAATCAGAGTTTGCATTTGCTGTTAAACGAAGAGAATCGCCCTCCTCTAAATAAATGGACTTAGAAATAACATCCAAAGTTGCATCTGCTGGAACAACGACTGTTTTAGCAACATGGTAGGCAGTAGATGAACGATATATGTCAACATTCAAATCCGCATTATTTGTGCCATCAACATTAGAAACATATAAGGCATTAATTTTATAAACTTGACCACTAGATCCAGAGTTTGTCACAATGGCAGTAGCCGAAGTTGTTACAGCAAGAACAGATGTCTTGCCTGTAATTGTTGTTACGTTAACTATATTTGGTGCTGCCATAATTTCTCCTTAACCGCCAAAAACTATTGCCATTGCAATAGATTTTCCTGTTGATGCTTTTGTATTCAATTGTGTCTGAATTGCGCTGGAAACTCCGTCAAGATAACCAATCTCTGTATCAGATACGTTTGCAACGACTGCTTGTTTGTTATTCAATTGTGTCTGAATAGCCGAAGAAACGCCATCAAGATAACCAATTTCTGTATCCGACACGTTTGCAACAACTGCTTGTTTGTTGTTGAGTTGCGTTTGAATTGCGCTCGTTACTCCGTCAAGATAACCAATTTCTGTATCTGACACATTCGCTACCACTGCTTGATAAACCGTTGGTGTAGCCCACGCAAGACCTGTTGCGGTACTAGAGTTTGCCGTGAGAACAGTTCCGTTTGAACCAACAGCCAATCTTGAAATAGTGTTATCTGCAGTGCCAACAACAACATCACCTTTTGCATCATATGTATTCAAAACAGCATTTAATGGAGCAACACCAACTTCAATCCAATTTGTTCCATAATAAATATATGTACCACCAGTATCTGAATCAAACCAAATTTGTCCAGCAATTGGACTTGTCGGAGCAGAAGATTGAACTTGAGCAACCATTGCGCTTGCACCCAACTCAATCCATTGTGAATCATAGTAAGTAAAGGATTGTGCAGTATCTGAATCAAACCACATATTTCCTTCTGCAGGAGATGCTGGAGGTGAAGAACTTACAGTTACCGAAGTGATTCCTGCACCGGCACCAACTTCAATCCATTGAGAATCGTAATAAACAAATGTTTTACCAGTATCTTCATCAAACCATAGTTGCCCAATTGAGGCAGAACCAGGAGGGTTTGCTGAGACAGTAGCCCCGCTTACAACTGCTACATCAACTAATGTTTGGCCGGTAAGATTAGGCATACTCAACACCGCTAATTATGAATGTTACGGCATTGGCTGTTACTTGATCAACATGCAATTTGCTATTTGCGGGGATGACTACTGATGTGTTATAGAAAACAACATTGTTTGACAATACACTAACATTGCTTATAATTTTATTATTAGCTGCCGGAGTAGCGGCACCTACGAGAATGTGGATACTACATACAGCATTAGAGCTAGTTGTATTGCAAAGATTAATATTCTTAATAATTGAATAATTGCCAACAGTATTTGCTGTAGTATACGCATTAGTCCCAGTAGAGCTGGTCCCTATGTAAAAACTTTTTGGTGTTAAATTAGCCATTTAACCCCCCATCCACATTAAAACTTCGTTATCATAAGTAGTTGTGTTCATATCCTGGAGTGTGAGCGCGTCTAGAACATGATCAACTGAAGCCCCTGAATTATGAGCTTGAGCAGTAGTGCCATCGTAGCCTCTTTGTGCAACTGTAAATGTGTTTGAAGACCTTGATGAAATAAGAACTTTTTCTTCGGAGTTATTTGAGCGATCAAGAACAATCACGAAAGGGTTACTACCCGATGGGTAAGTTGAGCCATCTACCACGCCGAAAGAAACTGCTGAATTAGACAGCGATGCAGATAATGTAGTTTGTAATACAGCTCCGTTAAATTCTCTTCGCAACATGGTTTCTCCTTAATCAATGCTGATATCAAGATCGCCAGCAGCAATTCTTAAAGTGTCTCCAGCATCTGTAGTTTTATTCGTTGTTAGTGTTCCGTACATCAACATTGTTCCAGCAGTAACTGCGGTGTGCACTGCTATAGCGACAGTTGTTGCTGCAGGCATTCCTGTAAAATCAATATCTGTTGTATTTGATGTTGCGCCAGCAGAAGCTGCAGAAAAAGTAACAGCTTTGCGGATATAAGAACCACCAGTAACTTCGGTACCGCTGGTACTATCAGTTGGGGCTACTGTGTAAAGGCCTACAAAAATGGTGCTATCAAAAGCATAGTTTGTAACTCCCAGGAAATGATCAAGTATTAAATTTTCAGCAGCATTTGTTAAATTATTAGCCATCTATTTTTACCCCGCTATAGTATTATAATACAATTCCTTTTCTTCGTCAGTAGCCAATCTAAAATTTTCTAATCTTAATAACAAATTGGCTTCCAAGTAAGGTAGTTCATGCATTTTGTGTTCATTATCAAATTTTAAACCATTTGTCGTAATATAGCCAGAACCCGATTGTAAATAAATAACAATATTTCCAAGTGGATCACTTTGAGATACATCAATACTTTCTTTCTCTTTAACAACCTTCTTGACAGGTGTTTTTTTTGGCGCAGATACATCTGCTGATTTAATTGTGTTTTCGTTATTTGTCATACTTAACATCCTATCATGTATTTGCGTTAAAATCAATTACAATCTAAAAGCGGAGCGCCTAAACGCCCCGCTTTTAAACTAAGTTAATTATTAATTAGAGTGTGCGAAGTTTTACGTTCTTTGCAATTACGTATGAATCAAGATTCTCTACGTTAGCTGCAATTCGCATAAACTGTGTGTACTCAATTGCATCAGTCTTTGGCTTGAATTGACGATAGAGCGTAATATCTCGGTGGATACCAACAACTTTGTTATTAGGGAATGTCAATTCAACATAACCATGACTGCCTGATGTTGGTGAGTAATCACCAGCAACTGTTTCTGGCATCAAAGGGACTTCAACCAAAGGAATGCCGTATGGCGACAATCCTGTTGCTCCAAGTCCACCATTTGACCGAATTGCACCATTAAAGAATGCTTGCTCACCAAAAGTTGAAGCTGGGGCTGGCGCTCCTGCTGTTGCTCCTGTTGCCGAGTTTGGATTCTGAAGGCTGAAAGCTACGTCTTGTACGACTGCAGAACCAGTAAAGAATCTTAGTTCGTTACGGCGTTGCAAGTACTTGTTTGGCATGTTGCGAAGAACTCTGTCAAATGTTGCACGAGAAACATTGTTTCCGCCTTCATCAACAGTTGTTCCGCCAGCCAAAGCTTTCTTGGTGAAACCATCAAGTGCCTTAAGAAGGCCGTTGTTTGACGAAGTGTTTCCGTTGATTAGCAAATCATCCAAATCGTTAGCTGTTTGACGAGCCATAATTTGAGCGAGGTGATCTTCAAGCGAAGCTCCTTCAATGTTGTCTTCCAACGACTCAGTTGACATTGACCAATCAAGACGAAGCTTAACGCTTGTAAGAGTAACTTTTGTAAATGTTACTGCTGCGTTTGTGCCATCATCTGTAATTTCAGTTGCCTTTGCCATAATACGAGTACCAACAGACACCTTGTCAATGTCCATTGATGGAGTACGCATGCGTACAACTCTTGAGTTTTGCATAAGGACAGATTGATCAACTACGAAATCAATAAACCTGTTTGATTGCGCTGGCGCAAGCAAACCATGTGAAGAAGTAATGCTGGTGCCTGCGCCCCCAGATGTTACTTCGTTAGCTTTTGCTAAAATTTCTTCTTGTGTTGCCATAGTAAATTTCCTCCTTACCTTATGACTTATAACCCAAAGACTCAATAAGTCCTTGGTCTAAATAAACGTTTTTCCAAAATGACTCAGGCTTAGCTTGCGATTTTGCAATCTTATCGCTATCCTCATCACTTTCAAGATCTACACTTTTCTTCATAGCTCCGGCGTGAGCAATTTGCTCAACCTTTGCTGTTTGCTCTTCAAGAGCAACTTCAGTTGCAGCTAGCTTTGCAGCCAACTCTTCTTTCTGAATCTCAACACTTTTGGCAACTTCCTCAATCTTAGCCGAAACGCTTGCATCTACTTCCTCTTTGAAAGATTTTGCAAAATCAGTTAGCTTTTGATCAATTACTGTACCAAGTGCTTCTTTAAGAACTTCAATATCCATTTCTGGTTCCTCCACTTGCTCAACACTAACTTCATCTTCAATTAAAGTTTCAGTTTCGTGATCGGACTTTTCTAGCCCTAGGTTTTCTTCGGAATTATCCACAACCCAATTAATAAATTTCTTGATTAAAGATAGCTTATTATCTGTCAATGTTTTTTCCATATTTATAACCTTATCATAGTTTACATCATTATGCAATCCCTTATCCACATTACTTTCCCAATTACATGGTTTTTCTACTTTCACAACACCTCCAGCATTTTCTATATTAGTTTCATCACCATCCTCAACAAGCAATGGGATTTCAACACCAGATACTTTTAATGATGAAGTTAATTGCCAGTCCCATGTTTGATGCATATCAATTCTTTCTGCAATAAAGTTAGCAACACCTTGTTCGTTTTCTGCGTTTGCAACATTAAATGCATTTTTAAGCATTATAATCAAACCATAATTTTTCATATATAAATCAATAGCTAATGCTCTGGAGTCAGAAGTTGCTGAGTCATCTTCAATGCTAGCCATATCATTTCCTTCATCTAGCGATGGGGGGAATGCTCCCAGTTTTCTAATAAGTTCAGCCATTGGGTCAATTGATCCATAAACATCTTCATAAATGTTTGCAAACAATTCGTGGTATTCTATAAAGTCTACACCCTCAACATTCCAATGCGCTCTATGTGCCGATGCATAAAATACAACAACATTTGCCATCAAATTTTGAAGTGTTGAAACAAGATTTGTTGCTTTAATAATTAACTCTTGATCTTGCATTAGTTCTGAAATGGCATCCAGCAAATTTTTGTCAAAATTATTTTCTGAAACATTTTTTTTAGTATTTGCATATCTCTCCAATAACCTTCTTCCTTTCGCTGCCAATGCAGCAGCATCTTCCGCATTTTGCGGAACGGGTTCACCCCAAGCTCTTGCTGATAAAGCAAGCCTTGTTGGTCTACCTTTGGAATCTTTCATAGGGCCAGAAGGGTTTGTAAAAAACCTTGTTAAAAACGACCCCTTACGGCGCATTTTTTCAGGAGTGTTCGCTGGCCCTTTAACACCTGGCTTTAAGTTAGCACCTTCTGTTTGTTTAAAATGAGCCCTACCAGCAGCAGTAAGTCCACCTCTAGGATCTTTGAGCCGAGGCTTATCTGCTTTCTCAAAATCTGGGTCAAGGATATAATCAAGATTACCTTCAATGTTTCTCTTTACGAGATCAATTGTGGCAAGAGCGTTAGCTGGGTTGTCAACCAGACTGAGTTCGCCAAGTTCATATTCTTTAATAATATTAATCGGTCTTCCGTTATGCATTTTCCCTGCAAGGAGTTCCTTTTTCATAATCCTTCCACCAATAGAAAAAGCACGAAGAGTGCCATCAAGGACTTTCTGCCATGTTGCCTCAGCCCCTTTTGAAATATAAGCTTCTACTTCAATAGCATTATACTCTTTACCTTCAGAATCACGCATCTTAATTGGTTTATAACTAATTGCTTTGCCAACAGCAATAGGGGCATGCATCTCCCTGATGTTGCCTTGCCAGTTTTTAAAAGCAATTTCCGAAGCCGCAAACTCAACAACATCGTTTGATTT